TCATCTCGCCAACGTCACGCCCCATTTCCATAGCCCTGCGTTCACAGGCAGCGCGGGTATCGTATGGGCCGCGAGTGTCGTGAAATTCAATACAGTCGGCAGGGTTTGCTATCGCACAGGCTAGTACGATTGCCTTAAACATTGCCTTGGATGCGCTTGATAATGCGCCTCACGGTCTCTGTTTCGTAGATACGAATCAGAATCCACACGCCAGTAAACAAAGCCACAACGTCAGGCACCATCGCCATATAGGCTGCGGCAGTGCCTGTTCCAGCAACTACGTCAATAATGACTTTGTTTTCTTCTTGCATCAGATAGCGTCCGGCCAGTTGTTGATGGGTGCGTTACCAGTAGGATTGCCGTCAGAGTCCACAGGAGCGTCATATAGCGCGATAAACGCGGCAAGGCCAGCAGCATTAGTGATTGCTGTCTCAATGGTCTCCGAGGCCAGTCTAACGGCGGCGCGATAGGCCAGAACATCCGCAGGGATGTCGGTGCCGTTCTCGGCAGAGCGCACGACCATCCAGTCTGTCGGCGCAAGTAAGCCACCGGCCTGTGCCTTAACTGTGGCAATGGCTTGTGACTTGAGGCCAAGCGTTACGACCTGTTCGCCGTCTTGCATTAGCGGGTCGCCGTTCTCGTCAACCTCGTTTACATCATCTAATGCTTTAGCCACACCAGCCGACCAATAGAACCGCCCATCGAAGCTGGCTGGGTCATCTTCCCAGACTAGCCCCTTGGCTGCTTTGGTTGTGTCATCCCACAACGTCCAGTTAGCCGGATGCTGGATTTGGTCACTGTCTGTCCACGCCTTACCGGCTCTGATTATTCTTCCGCTATACTTCCACGGCATCTTAGTTTCTCCTATCGTGCATTAGCAAATTTGAATGGGGATTCGGCAAAGGCGAGGTAAATATAATTACCACCGGAAGTGTTGATGTGATTATATGGGCCACGACACTTAAATCCATTTGATAATAAGTCTACCTCAAGAGTATCATAATCACCTTCGGCTGCCGCTGCACTTGGATGTAAATATTTATCTGTTTCGTTAAAGCCCGGTCTTTTATTGTCAAATACAGTCCAATCTTGGCTGCCGTTAGACCATTTTATCAGAACCCACGAGACAGCGAATCCTGTGTGTACAAACGTGCCATCTGTGCTTCCGTTTCCAACGTAGCTGCCAGCCTTTGAGTACCCTTCAATGTTTTTAAAACAATATGCAATTATATCTTCATCGGTTGCTGCTAAATTTCCATTAGATTGAAATTTTACTGTGCTAGAACTTACTGCGTTCCAAAATGTAGAGCTTATGAAAGCGTTAGTCCCTAGAGAATTACCTAGAAAACCAAGTTTTAAACCTAAAGCAGAATGATATATAGCCCAATAGTTGCTACTGGTTCTTGATTTTAACCAAACCATATCTGGTGCGGAGCCTAATCCGTGTGGAAAAGTACAAAAACCATCTGCTGCTCTAACAGTATTCTCAAAACTAACAATGCTAATTCCGGCTGCTGTGTTTACTTGAACAGCCGCTTGGTCTGCTGTTCCACCACCAATAAGCCTAATGTTGCTGCTACCGCCAGCCGAAACATTACTTGTAGAACCCCCATTTATTTTCCAGTTCCAAGCAACGTAGGTTGTGCTATTTTGATTAACGCCTGTTGTGCTATCAGTACCTAAACTAAATCCATCAGAGTCAAAAGATGTTTGTGAATTTGATTCTGTTCCTTCAGCAGAATCTGAATTTGATTGTAGGTATTTTGTCGCACCACGCACTGAATCATACAACAAATGAGCGATTGCTCCACTTCTTGCTTTGAACCATATCCAATCTGGTCTAAACCCAACCCCTGTTATAGAGCGTGATGACCCATTACCAGTATACAACACCGTATTAAAATTCTCAGTGCCATCAATAATAGCTACGTCTGGCAAATTTTGAGAACAGATCGAAAGAAACCCACTTGGCGGTGCGTAGGCAAATGAGCCGTGACCGTTGGCATCAGCGTTGGCGTTGGATGTAGCTTTAAGGCCATCAAAGCTACTGTCTTGTCCAAAGTTAAACGTATGACTAGCGCCAGAAGTCGAACTGCCGTAAAATGGCTGCATAGATTCACCAGTTGGAACATTGGTAAATGCCGCATTTGTGCCACCAGCAGGGTCTCCTGAGTTAAAATAAGTGCCGTTTTTACCCGCATAAAACTTTCCGTTATCTAAGTCAAAAGCAAGTTGTAATATGTCACCACTTGAAAATGAAGAACCATAAGACGATTCCCCAGAGCCATTACCAAATTTTTGTCCATCTGTAGCAATTGCCCAAATGTCACTAAAATTATAAGCATCATTTGTGTACTGTGAAATAAACTGGAATGTAGATTTAGCCATTCCAAAAAAGTAGTTATTTCCAGTTCCCGTCAAAACTTCCCAATACCACTTTCCACCAGTAACACCAAATGTGCATCCAACGCCATTGTGTGCATTTGCAGGTGATATACCTGTCAGGTTACCGTTGGATAATGTCATTGAATCGTTATCAAGGCCATTAAGCGTAGCAAAGTTATTGGTGGGCACATCAGGCACACTGTCCCGATAATCTAATCCCGAAGGTGTCCAGTGATTGCCGTTGGTGGTTACATCTTTGAAGAAGGCTGCTTCTCTGGTATCGGCAAAGGCCATATAGATGTATGTGCCGCCGGATGCGTTGCTGTCAGTATTACTTGTGCCAACGGTAAAGCCATCACTATCAAAAGACATAGAAACTGTAGACGATGTTCCTTCAGCGTTACTTTTGTCTGCTTGTAAATACTCAACGACTGATGTTCCACCATTATTACCGGGACCGGGACCGTTTCCCCGCATATTATCAAACATTGCCCAAGCACCAGTGTTGTCAGTGCGCTTGATCATCAGAAAAGCTGGCTTAAAGCCTAAACCTGTAATAGCATTACCAGACGAACCTGTGCCGCTGTATGAACCAAACTTACTGTAGCCAGACACCGAATGAAAACAGTACGCTATAGTTGAGCCACCAGAACTATTATTTGTATCGCCACCGTTTGCACCTACAGAAAAAACAGTAGACGTAGGTGTAGTGTCGTTCCAAGCGTTGGCATCATCAGATGTTGCACCATTACTATTAAGATACATTGCATCTGTATTATCGCCATAATAAACAGGCCAAGATGTGCCCGATTGGTCACGATGTTTGACAATAATAAATTCAGGCGCAGCAGATAAGCCGTGTGCAATAGTGCCAGCCGAACCTGTTGCCTCATAACCTACAATCGAAAAACCTCTAGCCGTGTTAGCCGATATTTTAGTTGCAGGGATAGTGCCAGCCAACGCAGAACCAAGATTGCTGCCATCTATCTTAACTGAACCCGCTGTTGGGGTAGCCCCTGCACCAGCACTGTTGTCGGCTGTAGGTGTGCCGCCAGCTTCCCAGCACCAGCCAACGTAGGTATTGCCGGAAGCGTTCCATTCTGGTGTTGCACTTCCACCTGTGGTAGCAGAAGAAACAGTAAATCCATCTCCATCAAATGACCTAAACCAATCATTTCCAGAAGTTGTATTTTCCCCAGAGGTGCTATTGCTATGTATATATTTAAAAGAACCACGAACTGAATCTTGAAGAACATTGATTCTGGAATCACCCCTATTTTTAATCCAAACAAAATCAGGCTCAAAGCCCAACCCGCTGATGCTTTGCGTACCAGCGGTGCCAGTATAGGTAACAGTATTGAACCCCTCAGAAACCACATCATCTTTAAATGTCAGGTGAAAACCATTGGTTCCGAATGTCAGGCCCGATGTATCTTTTGGTATCCAGATACCGTCCTTAGTCTCACCAAAGCTGGATGGAGTTAATGCAGCCCCATCTATAAAGTTTACTTCAGCTAGGTAGCCATCAAATGCTTGGTCTGAACTAAAAGAACGGTATCCGATTATATGTGTGTTTGTACTATTTACATTTGTATCTGCGTTTAATGTTGGGTTTGTGTTAAAATCAAAAGCCGTTTGTCTTACACCATTAACATATATTTTTAGTCTGTCTCCAGCGGTTGAATCTGTAGTATCAACAGCCACGACAAAGTGATACCAAGCTGAAGGGTCACGCAATCTTAGTGTTGTTGCTGTATCACCACCGCCAACCCCATTAACTCGCAGTGAAGTATTTGTACCGTCTGAAATATAAATTGCAGTTTGACCCTGCGCGCCCCAAAGCCAACCCATGTCTCCCGAAATTCTACCCAGCTTGACCCAACTACTCCAAGTCCAAGTTTTTTGATTACTAGCACTTGCTGGAGTTCTAGTTAGATACTGGGTTTTGCCATCATCGAACTTCAACGACTGGTCAAGTAGGTGGTCATAAAAGCCTGTGCCAGCCGGATTTCCCGCGCCGCCGATTGATAGTAAATTACTCATAATACCGCCTTTAGCTTACGTTTAGGCTGCGACCAATTTCGTACATATTGGTGCCGTCACTGTAAAATACCAAGATATCTTTCGCCGCTGCGGTTGTGGTCAGCGTTGGCGCAGTAGCGGCAGAAAACTTAAAGACAGCGTTGTAGCTCAGTGTGCGTGAGCCTGTGCCGTCTTGTATCGCCATCAGCGTGTATACGCCGCCGTCAACCATATTAGTAGGCGCGGCCAGTGTGCGGTTGTCTGTCAAGGTAACGCTAGTCACCTGATTGGCTGAGGCATCCCAGCTAATGCTTGCGGCATCTGTGAGCGTTGTCGCGTTGAAGTTCTGCGTCTTGGTGAACTCCTGTGCAGCCTCAAGACCTGCAATAGTCACATCAGCGTCTGGCGCTGTCAGGACGCGGGTATTGCCAGTGGTAATGCCAACCGCATCGACGCGCACTCTCTTAGTGTCGTCAGCCGGATCAGAGAGCGTGAAGGTGTCTTGGATGGCAGACGTGCCAGCGTTCATGTCGGCTAGATGCGCTAGGATTTGCCGCAGAGCGTTATTAACGTCACTTGGCACCATAGTGCCTTCGCCCAGGTCGATTGAGTTGATATCCGAATTTGAACTTGCCGTCTGACTGTATTGCGAAATTTTTGTTAAAGGCATCTCTTATTCTCCTAAGCCGTAGCCTTAGTTATAACATATAATCAGCGCACGCGCACCGCACGTCCGTCGGATGTCTTGGCAAACGTCACAGGGTTGCCCATACGATCCGTCACAGTCTCATATCCGACGATGTTGCCGCCAGCTTGTGCGGAGCTGATGGGTGAAGGCACCTGCTGAGATAGTAGGCCGCCTGCTGCTGGCGCTCCGTATCTGAGTGCCGCGCCCGGTGCCTTAATCATGCCCCTTGCCAGCTTACGACCCGGAGCGTTTCTGTATAACCCACTTAATAATATTGACGCTGGCACGCCAAGTCCGGTGCCGAGTGGATCGCGTATAAGGTCTGACAAAGCCTGCCTTTCCGCTGTTCCACTTGACGGAACGCTTGGGCCAATGACCTCACGCGCCTGCCTAGCTGCCGCCTTGATTGGGTCGGTCGGTGCCTTCTTTTTCATTTGCCGTAAAAGTTGGGTTGGCCCAAACATACCTGCCTTTGATAGTGCGCTTTCCTTGGCTTTTTCAATTGGGCGCATCTGGCTAAAGGCTTTGTTGATGTTTTGCAAGTCCGGCACGTCTGGGTTTTGAGCAGATATTTCAGCTCTTAAAGCATCTCTAAACTCTTTTACCGCCCTACCAATTCTGCCTTCTTTGCCGCCCTTGTTGGCAGTCGAAAACACCTCAGATGTTAAATCTGTCTCAACGTCTTTTAGAGTTGCCTTCGACAGCTCTCCACCCGACACATTTCTCTGCACCAAGTCTTTTATTATGGCGTTGAACTCTTTTGCGTCGGCAGGGTTTAACTGCCTTTTTGCGGCTATTTCTGCCGCCTTATTTGACAGCCCTGAGGCATCAATTGATAACTTTGGCACAACCTTACCATAAGCGTCACTAACAGCCTCAGAGGCCGCCTCAACCAAGTCTTCGCCCTCTAGGTTTTTTGGCAACTTAGCGCCAATTGGCGCGACGGCAGTTTCGACCATATCGCGGTTAAACGCCTTCATTACGTTTTTCTGCTGGCCTTGGATCATTTCCTGAGCAAACGGCAAAGATATTTTTTCTTCAATGGATTTGGTTACACCGCCCAAAGCCTGACCGGGTGTCAGGGGGTAGCCCTTTTTCATCAAGGCGCGTGCGCCCTCTGTTATCTTGGGGCTTATCGCTTGACCGGCAGCCGCAGTTGCCAGTCCAAGCGGTGCGCCTATAGCGCCGCCAACAATTCTTTGCTCTGGGGTCTCTCCGGTTGCGGCTCCGTAAATGCCGCCGCCGATTGTTCCAGCAGCTTTTGTGCCTAGCTTTGCAGCCGCAGCCCCCGCACCGCCTGTCAACAAAGAACCTAATATCTCAAAGCCGTATGCTTTGACTGGGTCTGTCTCTTTAAACCTAGCCAAACCTTCGCGTATCTCATTGGCCGCATCTTCGTATGACTTGTCAGACGTAAAGGCTTTATAAGCGCCGTATATCTCGTCTGAGAGGCCAAACGTCATGCCCTGAGCAGCCGCACGGCCAATGTCAGACGCAATGTCCATACCAGTGCGGCCAGTGCCAGACTGAAGCTTCTTTTTAGGTGAGAGCGTGTATTTTGAAGCCATTAATCTCTCCCTAAAATCTGGAACTCACCAGCAAGACCATTATAAAAAACATCGCCTTCTTTTATGGCTCCGCTTTCAACAAGCGCGTCAAGGTCGTCTTGGGTTTTTGCTCTTTGGTAAAACGCGCCAAGCTCTGCGTCTGCCGCTTCTTCAAAACCAAGAAGATTTTTGTCTTTCTTTAGGGTTTTGCCCATCAAGGTCAGGCGCTTTTTGTTGTAATCCATTAGCTGCTTAAACATCTTGGCTATTATCAAGTTACCTTCTGGCGTGTTAGTCATCATAGGGGCTGCCTGAGCGAAGAAGGCCATATCCCTGTCAGATGACGCGCCTGATCCTGTGACACGCATCCTCGGAACCATATAAGACATTGCGCTTCTCAAAACTTCTTGATCGCGCAAATTACTTACTTGCTCATCTGACAAGAATCCCAGCTCCTTGCCAAGTTGACGCAATCCCATCGTGGCACTCTGTATTCTGCCTGTTTCAGCGCCGCCCTCTATCAAGTCAATAATCTGCATGACCCTTGGCGCTAATGTGGAGTCTGTTTTGATGTCTGTCTGCGCTTCTTTAATTGTGGCAAAACCGGCTTTTATGCCTTCCCTTAGAAACTCGCCCTCACCACCTGTCATAATTGTCGTGCCGGGCTTTGTAAGCGCATCCATTATGATTTTCTGCCCCTCTGGGCTATTTGGATCAATCCCCGCAGCAGCCAAGTTCTTCAGAAGGCTGGTTGTGTCAGGACGTGTAGCCTTAGCAAACTGAGCCTCAGCCAAGAGACGGTCAATAACTGACTTTTGACCCGCAGCCTTCTGAGCCGCAATGCGATCCTCAGCGGCGGCGTAAGACTTCATGCCAGCAGTACCCATACGCCCCAGAACCTGACCTAATGAAACCGGACGGTCTTGGTAGCCTGATGCCTCAAAGCCAGCGGCGGCGGCACCCAACATGCCCTGCGTGCGTGGCTGCATTAGCTTTTGGCCGAATGTCATCTCAGGCGCGGGCTGACCAGCCGCTGCTGTTGCAGGGGTGGGCAGGCCAACCTGACCAGCTCTTGGCGTCATGCGAGACGCCTGAGCGCGGCGCACAACTTCCTGCATCAGCGGCGATAGCTGTTGGTTTGCCAGCATTGGCGACTGAGGCGGGGTAGGTCGAGGCAAAGCCATTGGCGGGGTCATTCCCTGAGGCGTTTGATATTGGCGCGTAATGTTTGCCTGCGGCATAGGCGCTCTGCCCTGAAGCAGTCGGTTGAATCTGTCGTAAACGCTCATGCCCTAACCCCCTAACCTAAAAGCCCAGCCAAAGCGCCAAGTCCAGCGCCCATACCGCCACCCATACCGGGTACCATTTGGGCAAGCTCTGCGCCGCCTAATGCGCCACTGAGTACGTTGCCAGCCTGATTGCGGAAGATAGGCTGTGTGCTTTGCCCTCCGACAGTACCACCCTGAACGGTTGCCATATAATTTGCGAGAGACGTGAGGGGCTGCTGTTGCTCCATATTGAAGCGTTCAATATCTGACGCCAACTCTGCCTGAGACTGAGCCTCACGCGCACCACCCACACCGGCAAGTGTGTTTAGGTCAGCAAAACCAAACTGACGCGCTTGCGGGGCTTGCCCGATAGCCGCCTGCTGCGCTTGCAGCGCCATAGGCGCTAACGCACCAGCCAGCGCAGCTTGCTCGTACCCTGATCCATAACGGCCAGCCTTAGAGGCTCTTGCGTCCATTTGCTCGATGACAGGTCTAAACGCGGCGCTCATTAGTGGATTAGTACCCATCAGGTTCTGCATCACAACGTCTTGCGTCGCACCGATAAACGGCGATCCGTCAATTGCCATCTGGCGGGTTCCAGCAAGTGCCATTTCGGATTCAGGCGAAAAGCCTATAGTGGTCTGACCGGGGTAAAATTGAGGCTGGTTGCCGTATAGGTTTTTAGCCTCAGACAAGCCATACTCTAAGAACGGTTGCGCGTATTCCGGTGCGCTAGTCGTCTGGGTGATTTGTCTGGTGTCTCCACCGCCGCCTTTGCTCATCCTACAATTCCTTTGTCAAAACCACCGACGTTGCGGTGTAATCTTTCAGTTGTCTTTGCCAGCCCTTGCGGCCATTGATCTCCATCGCGTCGCAGCCCTGAGCCTTAGCCCAAACTGCAATAGACTTCTCAGCCTCAACCAGCTCATCTAAGTCACCGCCTGCAAGCCAAATGCGGCACACGGTTAGGCTGGGGTAGTCAACAACTTCGGTTATAATACACGACTTTTCCAACGGATGTAACTGTGCCTCGCCAACGGCGCAGGCTTGGTAAACATCGTCGATTGAGTGCGTGCCGCCAGAATATTCCAGCGCATCCGCAATATACTTGCGGTTTTCCTCAAACTTCGATTTAATTCGGTTCTCATCCAATAATAAGGTAGGCAACATCTACATCATGTCCGTGGTTCTTATGCTCAATTATCATAGACCCATTGGTGCTAGTGCTTTTAACAAATGGGTAACTGTGTTCTAAAGTCTCGTTGTATCCGGTAAAAAAGACGATACTGTCAACGCCATAGCGCGGGTCACTTACTGTCGTTGTCGTAGTTCCGCTTGCCAAGACCGCATAGCCAACGCTGTTCAACCCACCGTTTATTGTGCGGTTTAAAACCTCGGACACCTCTCGCGTCGTCGCAGTGACAGGGTTTAGCGTCCTAAGGTTTGACTTGCGCTGCTCAACAGTCATCGGCGGCCAACCTCTCTAGCCTCAACATCAATGCCGTGAGCAAAAGACCAATTGCCACTGAGTAGCATCTTGACGCGCTGATACCTATCCGCAGCCCTAAACGGCACAAACCCGCTGGCGTTAGTTGTCCCGCCAACAGAAAACGCGACTGTATCTGTAGGCGTTCCGCGCATGCCGACAAATAACTCAACAGACCCATCCTCGTGATAAGGATACACGCGCGTCACAATACTGTGCTTGCCCATACTGAGTGTGGCTTCGCCAGTGATAATTGTCGCCTGAAGCGGATCGCCAGTAAACGTAAACAGTTTTTCACCAACCGCACCACCAAAGAAAAACTCGCCGCCCCTAAATAGCTGACTGTCGAGGACAGTGCTGAGGCCGTCCAGCGTGGCGGATAAATTGTCCAAGTCCTCGACCGTGTAACCGGCGCTGAAGAACGGCGCAATAAAGTCGGCGTCCACGTTGCCAATAGACCAGCGGCCTAGCGCGTAGTTGAAAATTAGCAAACGGTCAGGGCGGCCTGTCGTGCTGGCGACGCTAGTGTAAGACCAAACTGCAATCTGGTTAAGAGGATCAACCGCCGCAGTCATTTTGTTTTTGTATGCTGAGTTAAAGTCCTTGGCAAAGAATTTGTCTATTTTCTCATTTCCAATGGGTGTGCTTTTCTGCCCATCGAACAGGTGGAATCCGTTGTCCGAATAGTAAAACACGTTTGAGCCGTAGTTGCACACCGAACCGGGTATGCTACAGCCGCGCTGGCTTTCGACTTTATCAAACTGCCAGATCAACGGCGGGCCTGTGTATGTGGCTCGGAAAATAGCCTTCTCGCACAAGATTGTGCAATATTCACCGCCCACCATTCCAGTGATAGCTCCGGCATCCGGAAGTTCTTGAAAATCACTTTGGTCGGTTCCCGCAGTCCAGCTAGTAATATCGTTGAAGCCCGACCACTGGCATCGGTATGGTATCCGGCCTGAGCCAGCGTCAACATTAGCCGTCCACACGAAATCACGCACAACGGCAAGGAAGTCAGCCTTTGGCGGTGTGCCGCCAAGATTAGAAAATGCAGTATCCGTTCCTAGCTGCCACTTTTGCAGTTCTTCGCCAATGCCGCCTGACGCAATGACGTACTCGCCAAATTGCACAAACTTCCACTTCTCTGCGCCAGTCAAATCATATGCCGGTGATCCGGCCTTGCTAACGTCATCAAGATTGTTTGTTGAGGCATTAAACGAATAAAGTTTTGCGTCATCTCCAGCAAATAGCTTGACGTTTCCTGAGTTATCTTTTGCAGCGTAAATGCCTCGTATAGTGCCACTAGCCGCATTGCTAAAACTGATAAACTGGTTTAGCGGGCGATAACCATTAAACGCCGGTATCACATTCTCTGCCGTGACGACGCCTGCGTTCATAAATGCTGGCTGGTCTGGCAGCCATTCGCCAAATTTTATCATTGTCCTAACCAGTTCCCAGTTGCGCCTGTTGGGGCGGGTGACCAAATGCTCGGAGCGCCTGCTGCCGCTGCCGCCCAAGAAGGTGTGGTCGGAGTAACCGCCGACCATTCCTCGCCGAGTATACTCATTTTTGCGTCACCAGTCACCGTCACTTGCTGATTGGCAGCGCCAGCAAAAATAGCCACCACGCTTGTCGCCTGCGTCACCGCTATGCTGGCGGTTCCTGCGCCTAGCGTCACAAAGTTAGAGCTTGAGGTTGCGCTTGCTGAGATAGACGCTGTCGCAGCCATTGGGCGCACGCGATTAAAGCCGGAAGTGGCCGTGCCGACGGCGCTCACCAGAGCCTCAAACGGCCTGACGCGTGCAAACGCGCTTGAGGCTGTATTGACGGCGGTCACGCTTGCTGCGGCTGGTCTTGTTCGCGCAACAGCGCCAGACGCTGTCACGGCGGCAGAAACGGACGCTGCGACGCTCTTTAGTTTTGCTGCTGACGCGGATGCGGTAGTTGAGGTGGCGGCGCTACCGGCTGTAACCTTTACCTCAAGGCTGAGGGCGTCCAGCGTTCCGTAGTTCCAGCTATCAAGATTGCCCCAGCCATCCATATGGTCTAGGGCGACAGCAGTCCAAGCGACCTTATCGCCAACCGTGTCAACGGTAAACGACAGGGCGTCGAGGGTGCCGGTAATCCTGTCTAGTGGTGCAACGGTTGCCATCTATCCGCCTCTAGGCTGCGGTGATGTCCATATCACCAATTGCGATTTTCAAGATGTCGCCTGTCTCGATGAGTTTGCCCGCAGTCAGCGCACCGTGGATTAACAGGTTGCCCGAAGTCAAAGCATCAAAAATGCCAAAGTGGCTAACCGTACCCCAAGAGCCGGTTGCAGCGTTAAACTCAACAGCCGCATCGTTTGATGCAGTGCCAGAGGTGGCTGCACCGAAACTGATGCTTTCGCGGGCATAGTTGTTGCCGGTCAGCTCAGTGCCGCTGTTGTCGTCGTTAAACGATCCAGTGGACAAGCCAACGTAGACAGTGGTCGGCATTGTGTATGCGCCGGTTCCAAGGATGTGGTCGAGAATTTCGTTCTCAAGATAGTCACTCATTGCAGACATAATTTAAGTCCCCGCTGCTTGCGATTGGCGTTGATAAATACTACTGATTTGAAGGCTACCAGTTCCATAATGGGCGCGTTGATTGTCAACCTTGATCTGTGCCAAAGCCTTATCAAATCGAGCCATATACTGAGACGCCCTAGTCTCATCAAGAAGGTAAGCATAAGCCTCAGCGAGTGCGCCGTAAAGGTAGGCATCAGGCGACCGGCTCAGGATTGTGTTTGTCAGGTTTGTCGCAGACAGCGCCTCAATTGAGCCAATGTAGATAATCTCCACTTCATAGGCGGCGTCAGGCACAGGGCGAAGTTTCATCTCGTCGCCCACAATGCTGTAGCCCTTTGGCTTGCCGCCACCCTCTGATGCGTACTGCTCGTCCAGCGCGACAGGGCTGTAGTATCTCAGCACAGTCAGCGGTGCGGTGTTTAGCTTTATTTCTCTGACCTCTCTTAGGTCAGTTGGCAGCGCCAGATACTCATTGCCCGACACAGTGTTTGCAGTTACCCGCTTTTCCTGACTGCGTGTCTCCAGCTCGCGGCTCATAGAGGCTTCAGCCAGCGCAATAAAGTCAGGGATTTGTGCGGTCAGGTCAGAC